ACCAATTTAAAGTTCCTAAAGATTCTAATGATCTTTCTTGAGACTCAGGTCTTTTTACAATAAAACCATAATTAGAAATACTTTCTGAATAATGTTCTACTACAGCAGGAGTTAAATCTAAAGTCAAATCAAAATTATCTACCAAATCATAATTAGTATTACTAGCCCATGCACTCTGTGTATACCATACTCCACCCCCAGCATTTGAGCCTGTCCAAGAACCTGTTGTTCCTGATGTAAATGAAGATGTTGTCCATTGTTGATTTAAATTTAAATCAGTTCTATAAACCCAACTAACCCCATCTGTCTTTTGTGGTTGATCCGCAGAATGCCCAGTACCATTAGACCATTGTTCAGCCACTGGAAATACTTCAATAGATTGTGTTTGTCCTAAACTGAAATTTTCGGTTGTATATAATTTTAAAGACGCAGTAAAATTACTTGTATTAATTACTGTATTAATAACATCCTGTATATCTGATGTTTTAAACGATATTAAAAATCTACTATTATATATATCGGTAGCCGATATAATTCCTTTTTCTAATTGCAGAATTTCGTCTTTACCTGTGTTAAGGTTTTTTCTACTTACTACACCTTTATCTTCATATAATGTAGAATCTTTGTCGGGAAATATAAAATATCTTGCCATTTTTTTAAATTAAATATTAATAGGTTGTAGAAGTATTACTAGAAGCATTACTAGAAATATTACCATCTTCTCCACCACTCGTAACAACCTTTCCTCTAATATCAGAGTTAGGATTTTTTAATTCAAATATCATAGGATCTAAACTAGGATATAAAACCCCATCTTTAAGCGCTGTTTTCATATCGTACCTATATTTACTATATCCTGCGTCTTCTCCTGTTTTATTAATAAATTCACACTTAGCGACATTTAATACTCCTTTTACCTTGTATAATCTAGTATATAATTCACTTTTAGTTATAGGTTGATTTATTTGCATATTATCTATTTTATATAAATCTTGAATAGCACTAATACAATTTGTTAATACTGTATTGCTGTTTTCATTTGATGCTACACTTATTTCAAAATCAATTCCGAAATTAACAATATATCCATCTTTAATGTTAATAGCATCTGTCATCATTCTATTTTGATCTAAATAGATCTTTAAATTTTCTTTAGTTGCTTCGTTAGTCAAACTCATTTTCCTATTAATATCATAAGATAACACATATAAATTCAAAGCTAAGGGATTATTAACAGTCTCAGTAGATGTTGGGGTAATCTGTTGATCTTGAGTAATATATGCTTTATCTATAGATCCAAATCGAGGATCCATAGATACCGCTCTCAATAAGTAATCCTCTTTAGTCACTGTTCTTTGTTGAGCAGCAAAATTCATTATAGAATTTTGTCTTACCTCTTCAATTGAATCTCCTGATGACCCTCCTGTAGCTGGTTTTGGATTATTAACAGCGACACTATTTATTACAAAATTAAGGAGTGAGGGAACTAAGTTTTCTTTATTTTTATATTTTTTACTACTAATTTCATTAATTCTGTTAGAAGGAGTATTTGATGTAACTCCTCCTCCAGTTAAATATGTAAATGTTAAAGTTGTATTTGTAGGTACCTCTCCGTAAGTTCTAGTTAGTAAGAAATTTGAGGGGTCAAAAGCATAATTTAAACGTGTTAATCCATTTAACAGTCCAGAACCAACATTATCAGGATTAGGGGTTATAATTTCATCTGCATTTGATGATATTCCTGAACCGAACATCAATTCTATATTTCCATTTCCATCTTTTACTCTAGTTGCAAATCTTTTTGGTACTTTTTTTAATCTTAATAAACTGGGGGTTTTATTTGAAAAACCTGATAGAGTTTGGTCAAATTTAGGTTTATTGGCTATTTCTTCATAAATAGTTTCTTGCCCCAAATATGGTACTTCATACCAATTATTTCCGTCACTATCAACACAACTAACCATCTCTATAAAGGAGGAATCATTAAATGTTAACTTATTAAATTTCTCAGGCCCCCCTACATTAAAGGTTATTTCTTTAAGTTCCCCACTTTTTGCTTTACCCTGTTTTTTTACAATATAATATTTGGGATTACCCGAATTATCATATTCATATACCCTAATTTCTGACGAATCATAACTTGAACTAAAACCAAAATTAACGTCGTTTATTAAATTAAATCTTGTTTTACCATTTCCAAAAGTAGAATCTTTTTCTAAAGTTATCCCATAGTTAAAATCAGGATCATAGTTAGAACCAGATGCAGGTAGTAATTGATATAAATCTACAACTACTGTTGAAGGGGTACTAATTTTTGGTTTATATCCTAATAAATAAGAGGCTTCATATATATTTTCTGTTTCTTGAGCTGTAGTTAGGAAATGTTCTTTTAATTGAGTATCCAAATAAAAACTTAAAACATCACCTACATAAGCTGCCATTTCAACAAATACTTGTCCAGGCTGTGCATCTGAAAAATCACTAAAAGTATTAGGAAAGTATACTTGAGCGAATTGGGTTAGTTGATCTTTAAAAGAAGTAAAATCCTTATTAAGGTATTTAATATCCTTATCTTGTACTGGTCTGTCTAATTGATTATATAAATTTGCCATTATTGTAAAGTAATTTCAAGTTGTTGAGGTTTTTCTTCAAATATAAAACTATATGTAAATACTATGTTAAGAGAATTTTCATCCCTATTCAAATTCAGATCTATATTTTGCACTGTTATACCATATATATATTGGTCTACTTGTTGTTGAATATTAGATTGAAGTGAACCTTCATCTATTTCATTTTCAAATAAATACTTTTTCAACCCTACACCGAAAGCGGGGTTTTGTAATCTTTCCCCAGGAGAAGTTAAAAATAAATTTATTAAATTAGCCCTAACTTGATTCCTGGTTAAATAATTCACATTAAATAATTTCTCACCCTCAAAAGGTAAATCGAGTCCTATACCCTGTTTAGGGTTTAAATCAACTGGAGCTGTAGGGGTTAAAATTCTTGCCATTATGGTCTAAAATTTTTCTTTTCATCCATTGCTTTCATTAAAGCAGAATAATCTTTTTTAAACACTGCCTCTAACCCGCTATTTGTAGGTGCTTGTGCGGTTGCAGCATTATTACCTACTGTATTTTCATCAACATACTCTGCAACCATACTCGGTTTCATTTGATCTAAAATAGAAACTGGTTCTTCATTATCACTCATTGATGTTGTATTATTTAAAACCTCGTTTAACATCTTGTTTTTAAGATTAAAACTAGGTTGGTTTTTTGTTGGTGTTGGAGTAGGGGTTTCTCCAATCGTCTGGTTAATTTCTCGCTTAATAGACGCTAATTTACCACTAAATTCTGCATCGTGTGTAATAATATTATTATCTCTCTGATTTAGAACTTCATTGAGTTGTTCTTTGATAGGTGTAATGTGTTTTTCAACTGCCATATCAAATTCTTCTCTTACTACTCTTCTTATTAAGCTTTCTAATAACTGTGTTTGTTTCATGATTATAAATATTTAATTTTTAAATTCCTCTGAAGGAATTGTTTTTACTGTGTATCTTATTATTTTTTCTGTTGAATTTGCTTCATATTCCTGTATTTTAATACCTGTAGTATTATATATTTCTATTAATTCGTCTAATTCTAATCCTTCTGTTGATTCTGAGGGTCCTATTTGAGTTATTAAATTCTCTTTTAAACAATCATCCATCATATTTTTTGAAACCCCCATTAATGACTCAACTCCATTATATGCCCCCTCTATATCCATTAATTGTCTTTCGAATACTTCTAATAGAGGAATTATAATTTTTATTATAATATTAATACCCTTAATTACTAATAAGTACATTTCTATTTTTTTCTTAGTTTTTTCCTTAGTACTACTCAATGTATCAAGAGTATAACCATTAATATGGGGTACTGTTTGGGCAGCAAGAGCGGCATCAAAACCTGTAATGAGTCCTTTAGCTACTTGTATAGCTGTAGAAATGATATCTAAAAGTGTTGATATTGTTTCTAGAGCTCCCCTTATTTGTGATATTAGGTTTTTTAATTTTTCAATTTGTTTATTTAATTTTTCTAAAATCTTTTGGCTCTTTTCCATCCCTTTTTGAAAAGAATTATAATTTAAAGAAGCACCCTCTGCTGTAGGGGAGCCACATATTCTTTTCTTGATAATTTCTGGTGATGGAATTTTATTAGTAATTCCATTAAGTAAAGCATTAACCCCTTCATGTTTAGTTAAGGGGGGAGTAGTTGGGGAGTTTTCGTTAGGAGGAGAAACTTTAATACCCCCTCCTAATTTATCCATACTTTCGGGTAATTTAATAACAACCCCCTCCATAGCTTTCATAGCAAATCCTTGTATAGTATTTTCTAAACCCATATTAACTGTTTTTTAATACATAAGCCATATTAGACCTAATAGCTCCATTTTTTAATTTTGTTTGAATTCCTTTTAATTTTCCCTCTACAATAGGGAAAGATGCATTTGAGGCCGCCATAGCTCCTCCTGGAACGAATGACAAAGGAGCTACTGCCCCTTTATATATTCCCATTAATAATATTATGGAATCTATAATATCATTTAAAATAACCTCTGTATCATTAGCCATAGTGACAGGTTGACCCTTATCCTTAGCCTTTAATCCTAAATTAATTTCTTTAGTATTAATAACTGTTATACTAGTTTTACTGTTTTCTCCTCCATTTATATGAAACCCTCCTTCAGTAGAAAAATTGTATCCTTTTTTGGATGATGCCAATATAAAGTCATCTTTAGCATTTAATAAAATTCTTGGTGAATTAAGTATTATTTGATCTTCTTTATATAATCCGGGTAAATCTGGTTTTTCCATTATATTAAATCTTTATATTTTAAGAAAAATTTAGAAGGGATTTGTTCATGGTTATATGATTTAGCAGCTATTTTTTCGACAATACTACTATTTCCTTCTTCTTTAGCAACATCTAATAATTTTTGTAATTCTACTCCTATATAAGCATATTCTCCTCCCCAGTTATTTGGTCGAGCCATACATCTAATATTTTCCTTAATATCAACAGATAAAGTATTATATGTTTGTATATTATTTTCGTTAGTTGAAGGATCTATTAATCCAATAAAATTCAAATCCACATCATTAATCTCAGACCATACCTTCTTCCCACCAGCAGAAAATCCACACAATGAAGTATATTTTAATGTTATTCCCTCTAATTCACTTACATTGGAAGCTACATAAGATTTAATAGTACTTAATTTCTTTGTATAAGGGGATATTATTAATATTTTTCTCTTTTTAGTACTCTCTTGAATGTTTTTTAATATAAAGTCGGGATTAGCTTCTCCTATACCTCCCCAAATAACAGATACTTCCTGTGTAGAAATATTATTTTCTGAATCTTTAGGAATAGTAATTATTAGACTTCCCTTTCTAAGAACTTCAAAAGTTGATTGTCCTTCTCCACCTAAAATAGGTGTTTCTTTCTCTATAGGAGTAATTGGGGTTTCATTTGTAGGGGTGTATAATTCTTTAGTTAAAGCCTCTTTAGCGGTTTCATCTTGAGTAATAGGAGAAATAGGAGTTTCCCTTGAACTTTCGGGAATGTTATTATATTGTGATTTTTCTCCTTCTTTCTCAATTTCTTCAGCCATTTCATTTATATCCTTATTATATTGAGTTATATCACTATCACTTATATCAAAACTTTTAAAATTCAAGGATGAACATTTTATGGGAACTTGTTGTTTTTCAGTCATATAAATAGAACAACAATTTTTATTAATATCTTCTGTAGCTAGAGTTGAATTGGGATCAATATCTCCTTGCCCGTTAACTAATTTTACAAAGGGAGATTCCCCCATATCAACAGAACCCAAGTGAAAGGAAGCTCCTGACCTATTTTCAATTTTAGTAGATCCTTGTGATACGTTTACTGCTTTTTTATTAGCTAAATTAGATTCTTTTAACCCTGAACCTAAATCTATATCCCCTTCACTATTAATATCATAAAGCTTAGCTTGGGGATTATAAGTATTTTTACTTATTCCTAAAGAGGGAAAATAAAAATAGGGAATGCCTCTATTCTCATAATCGGGATTATTTATTACAAGTATTATTTCTCCTATTGTAGGAAAATACTGAAAGAAATTAAAAAAAGGGGCAGCTACCTGTCCTACGGAAGCATCATTTTTTTGTTTTTCTAAAACAGCAGTAATCCCATCATTTTTACCAGGACTGTAGGGTACCCAACGAACATTACCATTTTCATATTTATCATTATCAGTTAGTTGGGTAATTTTCCCATATATAAATGTAGGAGGTAGTTGATTGGCTGTCGTAGTTTTTCCACTAGATGTAGATTTATTGGCTTTATTTTTATTATTAAATAGATTCATCTTCCTCCTCCTCTTTTACCTCTTCACCATTCATTTCCACTGCCATCTTAGTTAATTGCTCAATTTCTTCATCAGAAAGCAAATCACCACTATCGCTCCCTCCTGAATTCATAGCTCTTTGAATAATAGCAGCCATTTTAATAAGTTGTTCGTCGTTTTTAACTCCTATTTCAAGATATTCTTTAATTAAGGGAACAACACTAATAGCATCACCCATACTCCCTATAAGGGGTTTGAGTTCTTCTATTAAAGATTTGATTTGGCTTTCTTTTTTCTTACTATTTTTGTAAATATCTTCAAGAATACTTGAAAAAGTCTTGCCTTTAAATATTACTTTGTCAAAGTCAGACATATTTTTTGATTATAAATATACTAAAGATATCCTTGTTGAGAATATGATGCAAACTGATCTGCATATATTTTCTTCATTTTTTTAACTACTCGTGTTATAATTGGAGTTTCTTTCTCCTCTAGATTAGTAATTTCTCGTATATAAACCCAAAGTGCTTTTTTATTAAATAACATACCTGGGTTTTTTCTACTTTTAAATACTATAATAAATGCACTAGCTACTTTTTGTTCTTTAGGTTTAGTAAAAAGAGTAAATAAATTTTCATCAAGATAATCTACAAAATAAGAGAAGAAAGCAATAGTAACATCTCTATTATTTAATACTTCTCCTTCTTTTAAAAGGTAATAATCTGTGTCCATTGCTTCTACATCTGCCTTCTTAATAAGTTTTTTGTAGTTTTTAGTATTGTAATTAATTAAATATCTTTTACCTGCAATTGAAAAGTAAGAGAATGCTTTTCCCCTACCTACTTTAAATTTATCTAATTTTTCTAAAAAGAATATTACCATCTCGTGTTTTAAATCCTCTAGTGTTTCTACCTCAGTATAGTAAAATTTAAATGTATGAATTAAATTCTCAGAC